CAAGGACAGGCGTGGGGATTACAGGCGGGGATTCGCCCGGAATTGATGTTAAGACAGGGGGGAGGTATCGCCGATTGGCTGGCATCGGGAGAACTTGCGGGGAAAATGGGATTGCAACTACGTGCCCTCGACGTGAAGCCGGGCGAATCGCCGAAATTGCATTTCGGGATATCTGAGTTGGACAAACCCCTATCAGCCACCGAAGCCATGTTATACAGGGGACCGAAAGGCGAGTATCCGGCGGGGAAAACAACCCGGCAAATTTTAGAATCCGGGGAATTCAAACTCACGGATAAAATGCCTACTTCGGAGACCACGCGACTGGCTTATATGAACGAAGGACTTCGATTGCTGAAACACGCCCGTGGGATACTATTTAATCCCGATGGTTCGATAAATGAAAAAACCATTTTTCAAATGGGCGTTCCCGGTGGAGGAATAGGCGCTGGACGAGAAGTCAAGCTTGCGATTATCCCCGCGATTACGGGACAGCTTCTGTTGTTATCGGGGGTCGCTGCCCGGCCGGATGAATTCGATAGACTGATGCTATCGTTCGTGCCGAATATTCAAGACCTTACCCGCAAGGGCCTTGCAGAACAAAAATTAAAAAATCTCGAATCTTTAATGGAAGGGAATCTTGACACCATCATGACATCTCTACCCGAGACAATGCGCGAACGGATTGAAGAACGCAGAAACGCAGGGGGATTACCGCCTCGTCCAAAGCCGCGTACCGTCACGGCTCCGGATGGAGCAGACATAAGAAATGTGCCACCGAACTACACAGACGAGGAAGCGATTAAAATGTACATGGAACGCTCTCGAATCCAATGATCGATTTCGCCGATCTTGTAAAGAAACCTCAAAATTCCAACACCCCTAAATCCGTTGATTTTGCCGATCTAGCAATTCCTGAAATACCGAAAGATTCGCCGGAGCAAGCGGCGGCTTTGACGCGGATGCAGAACGAACCGGGAATGGGACAAATCCAACCAGGGCGTTCCTTGCGGGAAACTTTCATGGGGCCACCATCCCAGACCGCGAAGGAATGGGCGCCGATCCTATTAGCTACTGCTGCTTCCGCCGCAGTACCGCCGGCCGCGCTACCGATTTGGGCCGCCAGGCTTTCGCCCGCGATAAAGTATTTGGCTTCCCAGGCGCTGACTAAAGTTCCCGCCGCTTTTGCGGGGGGTGGAGCCGGAGGCATGATCCGAGAACAAGCCAAACCGGAAGCGACCGCTGGGTCAATCGGGAAAGCGGGCTTATCCAGTGGAACAGAAATGGCGTTATGGGAATTGCTCGGTGGTTCAATGACCGCAACTTTAGCCCCCGGATACCTTCGGGCATCTATGTCCCCCGCTGCAAAAATTGCTGCCGAAACTGCAAAACAATATAAAATTCCAGTTGAACAATCCACGCTTGCCCCTTCGTTTGTGCGAAAAGTGGAATCTGGGGCTTCGGAATATCTTCTGCCCGGCAGGGTGACGAAAGATTTCTATCGTAGACGCGCGATTACTCGAATGAATCAGGTGATGGGGGAAGAATTGCCGCGACAGATTGGCCAATTAAAACCGCCCGAGATCGCTAATCAAGAAGCAGTCAAGGCTTTTCGGCAGGTTTTTTCTCAAGCTGAAACCGAAGCTAAAATCGCAGCGACTCAATTTTTGGATCAGGTCGGGCGCAATACCAAAATCAATGTCGTGGAAACATCCAACATTCTGAGAAAAATAAAACTCGACGCCCAGGACAACGCATTACGAGTCTTTGCCCAAGACAAGCTCAATCGCATTGGTAAAGGCGGCACTCTCCCGGCGGACAGTCTTGAAACAGCTCTGCGTCAGATCGGCGAGATCGGCGCGAAGAGAGACAAAAAATATCTGGAATTTCTGAGAACGGCGATCAAATCGGATTTTACCCGGCACGGGGCCGACGTATCCAAGCTTGAGTTAGCAAATGCTGGATTCAAGGAAATCATTGGAGCCTTGACGGGGACAACCGCGCGCCAAACGAAGGCCGCAATCGCCAAAGGTTTTGAGCCGCCGAATCTAGCGACTAAAGTCTTTACCGATGAAAATATTGGATTGATGAACTTCCTGAAACAAAAATTACCGAAGTCGTCTTATGACGATATGCGGGCTTCCAATCTGGCGGCGATGTTCAAAAACGCGAGCAAGGAATCTGCACAACTACCGGGGATGTGGATTCTCGACGGTCAAAAGTTAAAAACCATCATTGAGCGCAATCGCCGAGTGCTCACCGAGGCTTATAAAGACCAGCCGCATATACTCAAAAATCTCGAAGCACTGGCGGATTTGGGGACATACACCGCGAAGGATATGGCTAAATTCGAGCGCGGAACATCCAAAATTTTGCCCATTGAGCAAGCAATCGGTCTAGGAGCCGCAACTTATGCCAATCCCGGACTTATGATTCCTGGAATGCTGGGAACAATGATTTTAGCTCGTAATGTCATGCAGCCGAAGGGGGTGTTTTCCACCTTGATTGCCGAATCGGCGAATATCGGCGGACGAGCTGCGACGGATTGGGCGGCAGGCGAATGAAAACGGTTTTTTACCAGTTATCCGGGAATAAGGCGGTAAACGATATGGAATCAATGCTGAATCAGATTCTGGCATCTATTTCCGATCGCCTGGATAAACTTGAGGGCAATCGCGGCAATTCAACGATTCAAGATTCCCTAACCATCGAATCCATCGCAGGCGATATCCTGCACGGAATAAACACTTTGGACGAAATATGACGACAATTATAAAAGATAAAATCATACGCGCCGATCTTTCGTTATGGGATGGACGTGACAAAACGACTTCTCGAAAAGATTCCACTGGCGGAACCATCGTCGGGTTGAAGATTGGAGTTACTGTTGATGTTTTGCAAATTTACGGAGGTGGAATATCTTATACCAAATCCACGATCCAAAAAGCCGCGGATGCCATTGGCGCGTTATCGGTGGCTCTAATCTTCAATCCTGGCACATGGACAATAGATGAAAATCTTACTCTTGCCTCCAACTTTGCTTGCATCGTTCCGAATGGTTGCTACTTCAATGTAGCATCTGGGATCACTCTGACTTTCAACGGACCGGTATATCACGAAAAAATATGGACTTCCGGAAACGGTACTATCGTCGAATCTGGAACCCGATCTATCGGCGGCAAGCTGGATTTGACCGCAACCGTTTTGCAAGGTGGAACACCGTTGATTTTCGAGGGAGCGACAGATGATGGTTATGAAACATCATTAATTCTCACCAATCCGACGGCGGACAGAACCATCATCATACCGGATAAGAATCTCGATTTAGGCACAATCCCGACATTAAATGTAGCGAACACTTTTACTGGGCCTATTACCATGTCCGGCGCATCGGTCATTGAAGCCAATGCTTCCATCGCCGCCCACGCCACGACCATGAACCCATGGGGTCTGGGGAATTACGTCACGCTCACCGGCGCGGCCGTGAGCTTCACCGACTTCGCCGATGCGCCGCAAGCGGGAGCGGAAGTGGAACTCTATTGCAACACCACGCACACCTTCATCGACAACGCCAACCTGGAAGTGGATGGTGACGCCAACTTCGTGGCGGAAACAGGGGACAGAGTATTGGTCCGGGCCAAGTCCACTACGGTATTCACGATACATCCGAGAAAAAAGACTGGACGGGCCATCTACGGCGGCAAACTCATTCAGCGCGTCGAGGCGACGCCGTATACCACCTACGCCTCCATAACCACGCCGTATATCCCCGACGATGACACGATTCCGCAAAATACCGAGGGTGTTCAAATCCTGACGGTACCTATCACGCCGACGAACGCCAACAATAGGTTGGTCATCCGCTGCGCCAGCGGCCATATCGGGGGCGATCCTACGATTTTAGTCCTGGGCTCAATGGTCCTGTTTCAAGACTCGACGGCGGGCGCCCTGGCGGGGGTCCAGGAATATTTTGCCGCCACCACCCGCAAGACGTTATCACTCGTGTACGAGATGGCCGCCGGCACGATTGTGGCGACGACTTTCAAGATACATATCGGCACGACCACCGGGACCATATACATCAACGGCGTGTCCGCCGGCCGCGTATTCGGCGGTATTTCCGCCGTCCGGCTATCAGTCGAGGAAATCGCCGTATGAGAACACTCGGCTTCCGAACCAGACACGACGCCCTGCTCGCGCTCGGTGCTGTCTTAGTCGCATCTACTGAAATTATTATTGCATCGAAGTCGCCACCGGGATCGGGGCCATTCGCACCCACACTCCCGCGCAGATGCTCCGAGTGCTGGATGATGGCGAGGCCATGGCGCAGTCATACCTGGGCAATCTGCTCGCCAAGACGGCGGCGGTGACAACGGCGGCGACCGAAGCGGAGATAAATGTTATTAGTTGGTGAACCGATCGAAGAGGAATGGTGGATGAATCAAGAAGAGATTAAACGGCTGGCGACGGTACTGGCTCCGCAAATCGTCGCGTCCATCCGCGAATCGAAGCATGATTTTTGGATTGACCCGGAGAATCATTTCAGGGCGCACATCGTGATGGACCAATTCGCCGAATGTCTTGACATGGAGACGTTGCAGACCCTGCGCGATCTGCTCAAGGCGTACCGCAAGGGAAGAAAGCTGTTCTTCGCGGCGTTCGTGGGGTTGATGATCGTCGGCGCCCTTGGATTGGTCGCAATCGGGATTGGGATGAAACCGCCGTGGAAATGAACAAATTCGATAGGGCGATCGATCTTATTCTGGCCGAGGAAGGAGGATATGTAAACGACTCCCATGATCCCGGCGGAGAAACAAAATATGGGATTTCTAAACGCGCTTATCCGGAGATCATTATTTCCAGCCTGACAATAGATCGGGCAAAAGCCATCTACATGCGCGACTACTGGGAGCCGTGCAAATGCGAGGAGCTTCCTTGGCCATTGTCCTTATTCGTTTTCGATGCGGCGATCAATCAGGGAACCGACGCCGCGATCAAGATGCTGCAACATACGCTGCAAACCAATCAGGACGGCATCATCGGTTCCGTGACCCTGAGACTCGCCAAGGAATCTCGAAAGTGGCACTGGGCGCGCTTCATGGCCTTTCGAACCATGAGGTATCAAGGCACTCGTAATTATGATCGTTTCGGTGAAAATTGGTTGATCCGTATATTTCGGCTCGCCATGGAGGCTTAAAATGGAAACCATTCTCGCATCACTAATCGCGCCGGCAGCGGTTGATATGTTTAAAAACCTGTTCGCTGCGGTGTCCCGCAGGTGGGTCGGTCTATCGGTGGATGATCAGATCAAATTAGAGAATGCTAATATAGAGAGGTTAAAGGCCCTGGCTCAACTCGACAATCCCAACGGAACCCCGTCTCAATGGGTCGTAGACCTCCGTGGAGCCTCCAGGTACGTCGCAACCGTCCTGGCCATAGGGGTAGGGGCGGTTATGATGTTAAAGGCCACCACGCCCGAACTGGAGGCCTTGGGATTTGAGCTTGTGGGCATACCTTTTGGCTTTTTGTTCGGCGAGAGGATGTACCTTGGGTTGAAAGGGAATATGTCTAAGTAAGGGAATATGTCTAAGTGGTGATTCAACTCGCAGCCGTCGATGTCCAATATTGCCCGCTAATAATAACCGGTCGCGTGTGCTCGTGTTCATCAACTTTTGTTTCCAGCTCTTGTAATTTGCAGCCGATAAAATACAGCGCCTCGCGCAAATTGGAAACAGTCTTAGCTTTGTTTATCGCATCCCATACTGGGACGCTGCGTTTGCCCGAAAATATCGCACTCATGTTTATCTCCTAAATTCTCGCAACAGTTATGATGGGAATCGTTTCCTCATCCACGAAAATAAATTGGCGACAAGGGAGGGACTCGAACCCCCAACCTGCGATTTTGGAGATCGCTGCTCTGCCAATTGAGCTACCGAGTCTTTCATGTTCGCGCGCCGGGCTTTCTGTTGTCTTTATCATGTGTGGCTCACCTCTGCGTCAGGCCGCAATCCCTTTGTTCGCTTTTAGTGAAATCCAGAGATAGTGAATCGCACTAATGGCTTCGTTAGAAATCCGCAGGCTGGTTTCAAGATCGCCATTCTTGAAATCAAAAACAGTTGTCCCATCGTCCATCGGCCACGCAGTGATGCTTCGTACATCGTCAATCACGTGCCTCAGGCCCTTGCGGCCTAACCCGTCATTCAAGTGCGAGCCCATGCGCCGATCGGTTACATCAGAGGACTTTGGTATTTCGGTATTTTCGATCATATTCCTAGTCTCCTTGCTTGTCGTCCACCGTCGGCTCATGAGCGGCATTAGATGGCACAAACCCCATCTGTTCCGGTATCCCAACACAAGTCAGTAGTCTCACGGCCCCGGCTCGCCACATCACAAAATAGAAGTCATCTTGTCCGTGGAGCAACCCAATGAAAATATATTCGTTGTCTTCAACATCGAGAAACTTCTTCCCAATCAAAGGGCCGTATTCCTCAACCAGCTTTGTCCAGTTATCATTTGCGTATGTCATCTGACATCACCTTGAACCGGACGCGAGTTACGCCGTGCCGCTAATCTCCATCGTTAGAATGCTCATAGCCAAAAGTGGCCCTAAACCAAGCGCGGTCTTTCCTCAACTCACTGCATACCTGCTCCAGCAGTTGGGCAGTGAGCCGTGCCCGGATGTGTGGGGCCATTGTCCGCAGATGGTCAGCAGCGCGCTCTAACACGTCGCTGGAGCCGACTCTTTTGTCGGCGCCACTATTTTTATCATCGGTCATCGCGGCTCACCTCTGCGTTAGCGGTCATTTAATACTCTGGGTCTACGCCCACCGCCCCGACGATTTGAACCTCGGCACGATAGATCGCCCCATCTTCGCCCTGGGCGCGGATAAAAACTTTTCCGTCCCGGAAATCAGAGATATGCGGAACAAGAAGCTCTATCATCTGGCTCTCTGTATTCCCTGCCGTTTGTTTCAGGTGCTCAACTTCACTTTCAAGTTTCACTATCCTTTCTGCTATTTCAATCAATTTATCTATGGAAACTACAGCGTAAGGAATGCGGTTAGAATCCAATTTTGGTTTACGTTGTTTCATGGTTTATCTCCTGTCAATTACCGCTAACCAGTCAATCCACGGGACCGGCTACGCCGGCCCGTGATTTCCGGCGTTAGCCGTCAAAGTCCGCGCTGCCCGCTTTGATATGGGCCGCACAAACCGTTCTTTGCCGGGCAACTTTTCTTCCTTGTAGCCGAGTGCTTCAATCTCAGCCTTTCGCAGCCCCTTCCGCCCGGAATGGAAAGCCCTGCGCGCTACGGTCGTTCCGTCTGGTGCCCGGTACGTCCTCACTTCTTCGCTCTTGCCGTGGTAGAGCCAAGACGCGGCCCTGTAAACCCCGCCCTTGTGCCCCGCGTTCGGGTCGGCGTAGCTCACCAGCGCGTCGGGCCGCTCAAGCCGCACAATCACCTTGACGGCTGCGCTTATGGCTTGCGTGAGCAAGTTCGGCTCGTGCCCGTCCGGTGCCCACAGCCTCGACAACTCCCACACGTTGCCGGCCCAGCCGAGAACAAACCGCGCAATGTTCTTGTTCGCGGGGATTGACCACACCACTATCGCGTCGCCAAACTGGACGTAGTGACTCTTCCCGCTGGGCACGCTCCGGGTGTAGTGGTTGCGCCGTATGGTGTCCGCTGCTGCCGCCCTGTCATAGCCGAGCAATTGCCGGCTAACAAGGCGGTCAACAAGGACGCCTTCCGGCGATGAAGCTGCCGTCATGCGCCTGTTACCTTTTTAACCATATTTTATTTCTCCGTTGCTACCAGTTTGGTTGGCTCGTCTCGGAGACTTTCAAGTGTTTTAAGAATTGCCCGACAATTATTTAATTCATCAAGCCAATCTTTACCACTTATCACTTTATTTTCATACCAAGCAACCTCCTCCTTCATGTATTCAATTTGTTTGTCTAGGGATTTTTGCATCATGGATTTATTCATAATTCATCCTCTGTCTGTTCTGTTCTCATGCTCTTTCCCAAATGCGCCCTAACAAATCAATCCACGGGACCGGCTACGCCGGCCCGTGATTTCCGGCGTTAAATGTAAACTGGTTTACTAATAATAACAAGCCCAAAATATTACCGTTCGTCCGAGATCCGAGAATAAGTAAAACATTTGACAATAGATGTAATTGCGCTTATCTTCGACTTATGACAAAACAACAAGCAATAGTCCTGTTTGGCTCGGTAAAAGCCCTAGCCGCCGCACTCGGGGTAGGACGGCATGCTGTTTATATGTGGCCCAACATACTCCCGCAATCTCAGACCGATCGGATTATGGGCGCTAGACAAAGACTCGGAATCAGGAAAAACGATGTTACATCTTCACCAATACGACGAGCGCGATCTACCTCAGGCTGAGATCAGCCCGATTTGTCGCATTTTGCTGGTTTATAGCTGCTGCGAGGACGACTTTCATAAAATCTACATATTTGATGAGAGTGAGCAGGAATATGCGGGTGAGATTATCAAAGAAGCTGCGTAGCTAATCCGCACGAGCGAATTGTTAGGCGTAAACGGAGGAAATATGCGCGATATAGATGCTAACGAGCCAGAGGTAATTCTTTTGATAAGTTCCGGCTGGAGGCACGCTGGTAACGACCGTTGGGTTTTAGATTCACAAAAGTCGCAACAAAATTTCCTAACGCTTCTTTAAGCGGCGCGAGCCGCAAAGGATAAACCATGACTGCGCTGTTGCCGAGCGTCCGCTTGAAAGAATTGTTGGGCGGCTGGATTCAAAAAATATTCTGCGTACACGCTTTCCTTGGTGTCTCTCACGACCGATACGACGTTATAAGCATAGATGATGGCTCTAAAAAAGGAGATGTATCACTACTGATTATCCGATGTTCAAAGTGCGGTGCAGAGAAGGTAATACCAACAGATAGGACATACTTGTCGCCCAACGATGCCAATGAGCCGAGCCGAAATGATTAACAGGAAACGGAACGCTGGCAAAGGCGTCGGCTCGATTGGCCTTGTTAGGCATGATGGCTGGTGTTTGCAAACGCCTAGTGGAACTCTGGTAAAGCAAACATTTTCTGTTCATAAAGACGAAGCTTGGGGGAAGGCGTTTGATTTCCTGTACTACGAAAAGGAATGGATGAAACCATTTTACAAGAAATGGCAACCATCTATTAATGTAGCAAAGAAGCATGACTTTATATTAGTGAAGGTATGGCTGAATGATGCCTAACAGTGTATTAGACAGAATTCCGCCTATCAAACGATGAACGGCAATAATCAGCCGACGAACGGTACTATGAATTGCCTCGGAGACGACTAAAGTCTGACGTGATGAGCAGCGTTCCTGGGGTCTTCCCGAAGCTCCGCCCTTATTGGGCGTCCCGTCGGAGGGTGGCGGGAATCTTTAAAAAGGAGAATCTTATGGAGGTACATCCGATCTATGACGTTGAATCTGAAAACAGACAGGATATATCCGGTCGCGCAGACGAAATCTATGCGCTGAATCTTCGACACATTGATGCTTACATCGTCTCTCAGGCGGTTACCTGGGCTTATAACCGCGACAGAAAAGAGATGTCTGAAATCGCCGACTGCCTCAAAACAGATAATGCTTATATCGGCGTGCCTTATGTCGGCCAACTATTAGCTGGGCTCGTCAAAGACTACTTGGCGGATAGCGCCTTTCAACAAGCTGAGAAGGAGGTTGCCGATGAAAGAAATGATGGGTGAAACGGATTGGAATGAAGAACAGCGGCGCGACCTTGAAGAACGGGAATATTATACATTTGAGTGTTTGCGTAAAGTCTATGCAGCGATCAAGCACTCCGGGGTGACTGAGGAATTTAAACATTTATGTTTTGAGTGCGGGATCAATTACGAGGAGATCGTGAAATGACGCTGATTATTCGCAAGCCACCGGAAGGGGAATTTCAACTTGCTCCGCAGGGAACGCATATAGCCCGGTGTTACATGGTGGTAGATCTGGGGTCTCAAAATACCCCGTTTGGGGCGAAGCACAAAATTCGCGTGGGGTGGGAATTTCCCAATGAGCTTATGGAAGATGGTCGTCCCTTCATGATCGCAAAGGAATATACCGCCTCGCTGCATCCAGACTCGAACTTGGCTCAGGACTTGGTGTCCTGGCGGGGGCGGGCTTTTACCGAGGAGGAACTGGGGGGTTTCGATATTTTTAAAATTCTTGGCGCGCCCTGCATGTTGACGGTGATTCACACAATTTCAAAAACCGGCAAACAATATGCAAACGTCAAAACCGTCGCCTCCCTTCCTAAAGGGACTGTGAAACCGGAACCCGTGAACGATCTTATTTCTTTCTCTCTCGACGCGCCGGATGAGGATCAATTCAGCAAACTGCCGGAGTGGCTATCCAAGAAAATCAACCGATCAACAAACAAGCAAGAGTCTTCTCCTGATTTTCCTGATTTTGACGATGACATTGGATTCTGATGTTAAAGATGGAAAAGAAAATAGCTTTTGAGTCGGGGCATTGGTATGCCCGAGACGGCTCTCCGGTGTACACAATCCGTGTTGGGGATAAGCCGGAGCGCCCGACTACGCTACGCGATGCCCGCCGTTTGGGGTTGTTCCCCAGCGTGACGATGATTACGTCCATCGTTTCCAAGCCGGGCTTAGAAAAATGGAAACTGCGGCAGGCGATTTTGGCGGCCTTGACGCTTCCTATGGATCCGGACGAAACATTGGATGATTTCGCGGTTCGAGTTACGCGGGACGCCAAAGAACAGTCGAGGAAAAGAGCCGAGGAAGGGTCTGCAATTCATGGCTCGATAGATCGCGCTTTGCAACACAAGAATTTTAACCCTGCCCATGAAAAATTTGTTACCGCCGTATTGGAAGAACTGAACAAATTAGGCGATAGGTGGCATAGCGAAAGATCGTTCGCCTCGCCCTTGGGTTACGGGGGGAAGGTGGATTTGCACAATGACTCGATGGTGATTGACTTCAAAACCAAGGAATTTTCCGAAACCAGCGATAACTTAACGTGGCCGGAACAATGCATGCAATTGGCCGCTTATCGTGCGGGGCTTGGAATGCCAAGCTCCAGGGGAATAAATATATTTATTTCAGTCAATAATCCCGGCTTGACCCGTGTTCATGAATGGGATCAATCACATCTCGACACTGGATTTGAAAAGTTCCGATTACTACTTGCTTACTGGCAACTGGATAAAAAATATCTGGAGAAAATATGAGCCCCAATGCCGTCAAAATCGTGGTCCGCGCGCGCGGGCACAAACTATGCGCGCGCATCATGTGGCTAAGACTCGCGCGGTATAAGCGCCTGCGCTTGGGGCAACTAGCATCGGGCAAGATCAGGTTAGCCTAAAACTTGACTCGACTAGGCCTAAGTGCCATAGTTACAGCATTCAGCACCCCTACTTGAGCCATGAACACGCTACGAAACCAATTTGTTGACAACGAGACCTGGGTTGGTCTTGCAAGGCGTTTTTACATCAGATTGCCTAACTGGAGGACGGAGCCCACGAATGAAAATATGAGGCGTTGGCTGAGACGTTTCCGGATAACAGAAACACAATATCTGGAAGCGACGGGGTATAAAAGTTTGGAAGATTTTCGCACATACAACCCCGACTGGCCGCTAAGAGCTTGGCTTGGTCTATTGCTGGAATATGTCGCCGAACGAGATGAAGCAAAAGGTGTATTGCGCGCTTATAACCGATCGTAGGAGACCTCAATGGACGAAGACACAAAGCTGTTAATCAAATCCTATACCGCATTTTGGATTGCGGTGCTATTGTTTCTAGTGGGATTTTCGTACATCAAGGACGCCTGCGCCGCCACACCTTTCATCGAAATCGGGCAATCGAAATACGAAAAGCCTCCATGCGGTTTGTGGCATCAGGAATGCGCGGGCTACGGAGTGGATTGGAACATGAAGCCCTCGATGTTCAGAATCGGATTGGATCATGGGGGTTGGAGGCTTTCGTATGCCGATCTGGGCGTTTACTCGCTCGCTGGCTACGCTTCGGATAATGAAGATTGTATCCTCGCCGGAGGTGGGCAAAGCTGCCAGGGCGATGTTGATTTTTATCATACCACTGGCTCCATGCGCGCCTTCCTGGTCTCGCGCGTATTCGGCCGGCATGCCTTCGTGGAGATCGGCGCAGGTGGCTTCAGACAGTCTTTTTCCCTGTGGAAAGATGAGTATTTTTATAATGGAAGTACGTTCAATGGAAACACGTTCAATGAAACATTACATGGATTTGGGTGGATGGCGGGGACGGGTGTGCGCGGAAAGAATTTCTCGCTTGGATGGTACGCATATATTACCGATGTCGGCGGTCGTTTTAATAACCATAGCTTTATGGCAGGGGTAGGGCAAACGAATGTGATCGTGCTGGGATGGAGATTTTGATGGAGCTCCTCACAAAATATAAATTGACCGATCAGACAATGTGCACCCACTGCGGTTTTCAGTGGCACTTGGGCGAGATACATGAGATAGATACCCCCGGCAACGTGCTCTGTTCCGCCGACGTGTTCCATTTTTACGACTCGCCTGAGTTAGCAGTTCTTCTGAACCCCGCACACGCGCATATTCAGAGCCCACGCCTGTTCGCGGTCGAGTGCGACCAGGTTGCGCACGACGGTCTTAAGGGCGGGGCCAAGCGGATGCGGCTGACTAAGGAATTACCACTGCCCGTGTTCACGACCAAGCAACGAGTGGCGTTTGCGATCTACTGCGCGCTCGCTGTTTATGACGAGCCGAAATTTCACGTATGGGCGGCGAACTGGCTTGCCGGTAAAGATCGGGGGGCGCAGGCGGCGTGGGCGGCGGCGCGGGCGGCGGAGACGGCGGCGGCGCGGGCGGCGGCGCGGGCGGCGGAGACGGCGGGCCTGAAAATTGATCTGCAACAATTCGCTCTTCGGGCGCTGGTATATGAAAATCCAACATGATGATAGGTACGGCATGCGCGATGCGCTGATTCACGCAGTTATAGGCGCTGCTTTTGGGATGGCGGCGGTATACGTCACGGTCATGGAGCGCGATCGTGAGATCAATTTTCTGCGAGGCGAGTATTTCGCAGCTCATGGTCTGATAAAACAGGCTGCCGATACCGCCGAGAAATCGGTTGATCTGGCGATCAGTCTCGCCGCCGAACTTACGGACGCCAAGCGCGAGCAGACAATTGATCGACTGACCCGATATGTCGCTGGCGTAAATCCTCGTGTCCCGGCGTCGCGCATCGCCCGCGCCCTGGTGGTCTCCGCCGAAACTCATGGGCTGGATGTGACCTGGTGGGCGGCGCAGATCGAGCAAGAATCGCATTTCGATTCACGGGCCGTCAGCCGCGCGGGTGCGGTAGGATTGGCCCAGATCATGCCAGCCACCGCGCGCGCTCTCGGGTTGGATTGGAGCCAGCGATTCGGTATCGAGGCTAATCTGCATGCAGGTGCGCGATATATGGCTCAGCATCTACAATCTTTCAAGTCCATCGCGCGGGCACAACACAGATACAGCGGCGGTGAGCCGGGATATGCCGAACAGATTCGCAATCGCCGGATGCGGATCAAGGCGATTGCGAGGATTTAATTGTTGGGCGTAGACGGAGGCGAGAATGTACGGAAAGATTAAGATCGGCGCATTGATTTCACAAGACCGCGGCTAGAGGTTGAGCGCCATGTTAGAGCCCTTGTACGACGTGCCGTGCGACGGCTGCACGCGCTGCTGCCACAACGATGCGGTGCGGCTGCTGGCTGGCGACGACCTGAGCAAGTACCAGACGGAGCCGCATCCGTACATGCCGGAAGCGAGGATGCTGGCGCACAAACCGGACGGCGCCTGCGTGTACCTCGGCGACGAAGGCTGCACGATCCACGGCACGAAGCCGCAGATGTGCCACGAGATGGACTGCCGACGCATAACGCAGGCGATTACCTGGACGCAGGCACGGAAGATGGAGGCGCGAGGCGCACTGCGCATGGACATTTGGCGGCGTGGCAAGGAGCTACTGCGCATGGGCTCTAACGCCAAGCTCACCGGGAGCGCGCCGTAGCGCGCGATCCGGTGGAGCGCCGTGTTAGCCCTCTTGACATGTGACATGTCACGTGCTATAATGTGT